CTGGGTTTGTTTCTACGCAGACCAACCGCTCCTTCCGTTTGCGGTCAGTCCTGTCATCGATCTTCACAACTGTCCCACAAGCCTCGCACACTTTGCACTCGTCTTCGAAGGAAGACGCGTCATAATGTACCGTGACTGGGGGTCTGCTGCGAGCGCCGCCTTTTACGACGGGACCGGGGTTTGACTCTATGTCGGGAAATCTATCCTGGATTTCCGAGTAGTAGCCAGAGTTTGCTTCGTAATTTGAAACACTATCAGCTTCATAGTGTCGTGTTCTAGTAGGGGTTCTTTTTAGCGAATTCGTTGGCCTAGTAGCCACCAACGTATCACTCTTCAATTCCGTGCTTCGGTGCATATATGGGATACCGCGCTCCGTACGGGACTGTACATTTCCAGATCCGAGCCCGTGCAGTCTCTTGTCCGTCCGGCTTTTACACCTTGGAAGAGGTTGGTCACTTTGGGTCCACTCAGCTAGCGGATGTGTGATCTGGAAACCCCATGTGGCTGCGCGCCAGCGTGTCGCTTTGCGCATCATCCATGACTTATTTACTTCGGGGATGACTCCGAAGACTCCCAGTTTAACGCCAACCCGTCAATACTGGCGCCGTGCGCCGCTAACTCTCCTTTCAGGGATCCACCAGGAACCAAGTTTGATTCCTTGAGCATCGCCGAGACCTCAAATCTGTCCAAACCATAAACCTTGGTAAACATTTCCCAAGTTTCATCGTTGGCAGAATGTCTAACATTAGACATGATCTTGTGCTCTAAATCCCTAGACATTAGCGTTTTGCCTCGGCCAAGTTCCTTCCTCAAGCTCCTCATGACTGCACCTAGGACAGGTAGATAGTAGTAGTGCTTGTTAGCAACCACGATTCCGCGTAAATACGCGTCCATCTCCTCATCGGTGTAGTGTGGGTTTTTAGCAATCACCTTGCTAAGCAGTCGGAAGACCTTAGGTCCGAGAACGCGTGGCCCACCGGCCACGCGCCACGGTCGCATGGAGCAAAACTCCACCTGGTCGTAATCCTTTCCTCTCCACACAAGGTTTGACTCATGGCCGAAATCGGCGAAATCCTCCTTGAGCATGTGTAGATAGGCTTCCGCACCTTTCACGAATATGACGTTGTCATCACCAAGAACTAACATTTTGTAATCAGAGATTCCATGTTTTTCTTCAAGTATATAACCAGTCATCATGAAGTTGCGGATAGAGTTACCCAGTGAAGTGTTAATAACACCAGAGCAAAACTTACCAGGGCACGAGTATTTAATACCCGATGCCGAACGACCATCACACTTAAACTGTTTACGTAACCTAGTCA